GGCCCGCAGCGCAAGCGGGGGCGCAAATCATCTATGAGCGCGCCCGCATCAATGCGCCGGTCTCCGACGAGATGCACTACTTCCACATTCGCGGCAAGAAATACGGCCCGTATGCGCCGGGGAACTTGCGTGACAGCGTGTACCAGGTTTTCAGCAAGTCCAACAGCTACAAAGATGTGAGCACGTACCACATCAGCTGGAACAAGGACAAAGCTCCTTATGGATACGTCTATGAGTGGGGCAACAGCAAGCGCGGGGCGAAGTCGTTCATCGCCCGATCGGTGATTGAAACCCGCGCCCAGGCGCGCGAAGCCATCAAGGCCCGCTACATCGAAGAGGTGAACAAATGATGGAAGCCGACCTGAACACGCTGCTCAAGGCCATCTGCCCGCGCGTGTTCCCGGACGTGGCCCCATCGGGCACCGCGCTGCCCTACGTGACATGGCAGGGGCTGGGCGGCGAGTCCCTGAGCTTCCTGGACAACACCACCGGCGACAAGCGCAACACGCTCATGCAGATCAGCGTGTACAGCAGCACCCGGTTGCAGGCGCTGCAACTGGTGCGGCAGATCGAGGACGCCATGCGCGCGTCGGCGGCATTCGTGTGCAAGCCGACAGGAGAGCCGATATCGACCTACGAGCTGGACACGCTCATTTATGGCGCGTTGCAGCGCTTTGAAATCTGGTCTGCCAGATAGACCACTGAATTAGGCGCAAGCCACCCCAGCAAAGCCCCACCGGAGCAATTCGGCGGGGCTTTTTTCGTTGCCCCGCGTGGGCGTTTCCAGCCGCAGCAATGCGGTTTTTTTTCGTCCATTGACCAAGAAAGGGCCAAGCCATGGCTTTATATTTCCCCGAAGGTTCAGCACAAACTTTCTCCCAAACCTTCGCTGCCGCGAAGACCATCACCGCACTGTCGAACGCCAATCCGGCAGTCGCCACCAGCGTTGCCCACGGCTACGCCACCGGCGACGAAATCCTGTTGACGTCCGGCTACGAAGACGCGACGGACAGCGTTTACAAGATCACCGTCTTGACCGCTGATACGTTCAGCATCGACGGCCTGGACACCACCAATACCGGCTTTTTCCCCGTCGGCACCGGTGCTGGCTCGGCGCAAAAGATCACCGGCTGGACGACCATCCCGCAGGTGCTGACGATCTCCGGTTCGGGCGGCGATGCGCGGTTCACCGACGTGCAACTGCTGGCCAAGCGCAACTCGCTGCGCATCCCTACCGGCTTCAATGCCACCTCGATCACCATGTCGCTGGCCCACGATGCCGCGAATGCCAACTACAAGACCATGCTGGGCATCTCGCGCAACCTGTCCAAGGTGGCGTTCAAACAGGTCATCTCGGGTGGCGCTGTGACCTACGGCTACGGCTATCTGTCCGTGTCCGAAATGCCTGCCCTGAACAGCAATCAGGTGAATACTGTCCAGGCCGCCCTGACCGTCATCGGCCGCTCGATCAGCTATTGAGCCCCCCAGCCCTCCGCGCGAGGGCTTTTTCTTTTCCGGCGCAAGCCACCCCCGCACCGACGCATCCATGACCGCCTTTCGCAGAGGCGGCATGGGTGCGCACGGGCATTTTTCTCTGCGAAAGACCCCACACCATGGCCTCCAAGATCAAGCTGGGCAACCGCCCCAAGTCGTTCAAGCGCGTTGTCACCTTTGACATGCTCGAAGGCGGGCAAGGCTCCATCGAGTGCATTTACAAGTACCGCACGCGCTCTGAATTCGGCGTGTTCATCGATGCGTTGATGGAAGCCGCTGGCGCAAAAGACCAGCAGCCAGAAGGCGAGAAATTCTCCATGCGCGAGTTGATGGAGCGCACCGCTGGCGCGAATGCCGAATACATCCTCGACGTGCTGGAAAGCTGGAACCTCGACGAAGACCTGAGCAAGCCCAACGTGCAACAACTTGCAGACGAGCTGCCAGCAGCCGCAGCGGCAATCATGGAAACCTACCGCACCGCCTGCGTGGAGGGGCGACTGGGAAACTAAGACAGGCCGGTGCCGCTCTCTACGCAAAAGAAGAGGCGGCACCGGCAAACGCGTTCCTAGCTGCTGTGGTCGCACAGCAAAACGCACAAGCTGTTGAAGTGTGGCCGGAGAACTGGCGCGTTTTTGTCTTGTTTTCCCGCGTGCAAACGCAGTGGAATGTTTCCATGGGCGGGCCTACTGGCTTGCGGTATGAAGCCGTTTACCCGCTGCTCGACCGCGAAGCGCGGGGCGCTGAAGACTGGCAACAGCTCTTTGACGACCTGCAGACACTGGAGGGCGCTGCCCTCAAGCAAATGAGCGACAACCGCTCAGACAACTAAGCCGCCTTCGGGTGGCTTTTCTATTTCAGGAACCTCATGAACGATCTCAGCCTACAAGCCGCAGTCGTCGTCAACTCGGAGCAGGCAGAAACCGCCTTTGACCGCGTGGGCGACAAAGCCCAGCAGATGGCGAATGAGGTTTCTACGTCTGCCACCAAGGCGGGCCAGGCCGTTGACAAGATCGGGGACGGCGCAGGGGCCAGTGCGGAAAAGTTCACCCGCGCAGAAAGCCGCATTTCCGCATCCATCAAGCGGGCAACGACAGAGCTGGAGTTGCTTGGCAAGACCGCATCTCAGCGCCTGGAATTCAACATCGCGGACAAGGGCCTGGACGCATCCAAGTTTGAGCCGGCCCTGAAGAAGCTGCGCGAGATCGAGGCGCAGGCCCTGCAGGCGCAGCGCGCCGCCACCGGCTCGCTGGACTCGATGGGCATGTCGGCAAAAGCCACAGCCGCTGCCATGCGTGGTGTTCCGGCCCAGTTCCAGGACATCATTGTTTCGCTGCAGGGCGGGCAAGCCCCTATGACCGTGCTGCTGCAACAAGGCTCGCAACTGTCCGGGATGTTCGGTGGCGCTGGCAATGCAGCCAAAGCTCTTGGCGGCTACATCATGGGGCTGATTAACCCCTTCACCTTGGCCGCCGCTGCAGTGGCCGGGCTGGGCATCGCCATGGCGTCTATCAATGGCAAAGACGCAGCGCTGCTGGCCCTGTCCACTCAATTGACCGGCACAGGCCGCGCATCGGCTGCTGCAGTGGGCGACATCAAGGCGCTGGTGAAGGAGTTGAACCTTGTGCCCGGCGTCAGCAAGGCATCGGCCACGGCCATCATCACCGAGTTCGCCAAAGTCTCTGGCATCGGCGGCGAACTCTTCAAAAGCCTCGGCGCGTCTGTCGCCGACTTTGCAGCAGCTACCGGCACCGACTTGCCCACGGCCGCCAAGAAGCTGGCAGACGCATTTGCCGACCCAGCCAAGGGCGCTCAGGCGCTGGAAGGTGTGCTCGGCACGCTCACCGCCGCTCAGATTCTCACCATTGAAAAGATGGCCGCTATGGGCGACAAGTCTGGCGCGCAAGTCGCCATGATGGACGCGCTCAAGCAAGCCACCGAAGGCATGGCAAAACAAGGCATGACGCCATTGGGCGAAGCAACCGACAAGATGAGCAACGCATGGGACGCGCTCACAAGCTCCATCGGGAACTCTGAGGCATTCCGCACTGCGGATAGCTGGCTGGCAACGCTGATAGAAAAGGTTGCCGAACTCACGGTGCGGCTATCGGAGATGAAGCCGCCCACATGGCTGCAATTCCTGCCAGTGGTAGGCCCCGCCATTGGTGCACTCACCATGGCCGCAGGCGCTAGCTCTGGGAGTCGCTCTGTTTCTGGTGTTGTCGGCACTTGGGACGAAGGAGGCGCAACCGGATCGTGGGGGCCAACTGCCAGCGAAACAGAGCAGCAAGTCAAAGCAGCCATTGCGGCCACGCGCGGCTACGAAACACAATCTGCCGCAATGGAAAAGCTGCGCGGTGTTGCATCGCAGGCGAAAGATGCGCTGAAAGAGTTGGAAAGCCAGAACCGTGGCGGCAGTGTCGAGGCTATGCGCTTGCGCGACAGCATCGCTGCTATAAATGAAAAGCTGGCAGACATGGGCAAGAAGGGCGCGCCCAAAGGCCCCACCAAAGAAGCCATCTCCGAATACGACAAGCTAATCAAGAAACTGTCCGACGAACTGCCACGGGCCGCAGCCGAAGCCGAAGCCGCGCAGATGG